ATTACGTTTTGCCTATCCCGGGGGTTTTGTTTGGGTCGGTTGGCGTTCAGCAGTCTGTTACATCAACTACTGATGATGACATTACGATTGAATACGCAGTAGAAGCGGGCACAGGTTATTTTTACCCACTGATTGATTATGGGACGTATAGCGGTCAAAAGATAGATTACGATTACCGGACTTTCCGCCCTGCGTTATTTGTCAAAGAATATATTGATAAGATTTTTGAGGGTAGTGGGTACACTTATGAAAGTAACTTTTTTGATTCGGCATTTTTTAAGAAGCTGATAATACCTTCGAATAGTAAAGAGCTGAAAGGTTTGTTTAGTGATTTGCTTGATGTGAAAAGCAGCGCGAGGACTTTGACAAATTCATCAACGGAGCAAACGTACAATAACGCGTTTAATATAGAGAATCTAAAACGTAGTTTCAATGATGACGGAGATCCTAATTACACGTATACTGGGGCGGCGGCTAATTTGAATTTTAAATACACAATAAAAGGATTCGTTAAAAGAGCAATAGCTGCTCCCATTAGCAATACTTATTTATTTATATCATTGTATAAAAATGATGCTGTTGTAAAAGCATACGATTTGCCGATTGCGTCTTTAATTACAGGTGAATCATATATTTATCAAGACAATATAAACATTGATTTCAACACAAATGATACTTTTTATTTCAAGGTAGGTTGGAATAATTTATCCTCTTCAAGTTTTATAATCTTTGACAGGTTGCAGGTAAAATCAAACAATCCGATAGTTACTGATGTAATCAAAGACGATCCTATTTTAATGAAATACGCAATTCCTCGCAATATACTGCAAAGAGATTTTTTTACGTGGCTGGTTCAAATGTTTAATCTATACATAACAGAGGATAAGGTAAAAGAAAAACATTTAGTTATTGAGCCTTACGTTGATTATTATGATTTAAGTGATTCAATAGATTGGACATACAAAGTGGCAAGGGATAAGCCGTGGCAGATTAAGCCGATGGGTCTTTTGGCGAGTAGATTCTTTGAATATAAATACAAAGATGATACGGATTTTTATAATGAAGGCTATAAGAAAAAATACAATCAACCTTACGGCACAAACCTTCAGGATACAAACTTTCAATTTGCAAAAGCGAAGCAGACTATTGAGGTGGGCTTTTCGCCCTCTGTATTGGTTGAGTATTCGAATATGGATAAAGTTGTGAGTGCTCTTTATAAAAAATCAAAGGGTAACGGTGTTGATCAGGAGGAGCGTATGGATACAAACATACGCATAATGATGGTAAAAAAGATTACGAGCGTTAACAGTTGGAAGATAGTTAACACCGGACCCAGTCAAAATTCAATACCCGTATCGCTTGGTGCTAACTTAACGGCTTACGGATATGCAGGTCATTTTGATGATCCTAAGAACCCGACCGTTGATATTAATTTCGGGGCGGCTGATGAGATATATTGCGACCCAGTGACATACCCTACAAACAATTTATTTAATGATTATTGGAGCGCATATATTGCTGAGATAGCGGATAAGGATAGCAAGATATTAACGTGCCACATTTACCTGACCGATCTTGACATAGCGCAATTGGATTTCAGCAAACCAGTATTTATTGATGGGATTTTATGGCGCATAAATAAGGTAATAGATTTCGATGCATCGAGCGGTGAATTAACAAAAGTTGAACTTTTAAAAGTAATAAATAATGGCTAAGCAGGAAGTAGGTCTCAAGATAGACGTTGATGTAAAGTCGGTTGGTAATATGAAGCAGGAGCTCCGAGCGGCAACGCAGGAGCTTATTGCGGTTAATGAAAAGTTCGGAGCGACATCAACGCAAGCGGTGGCGGCTGCTAAACGTGTTGCAAGTCTTAAAGATGCTATTGGTGACGCTAAGGCACTTGCTGATACATTCAACCCCGATAAAAAGTTTGTGGCATTGGGTGGCGCGGTGCAGGGCGCGGTGGCAGGCTTTTCAGCTTTGCAGGGTGCTATTGGGTTGTTCGGTAGTGAAAGTAAGGATGTAGAAAAGATACTTTTGAAAGTTCAATCCGCAATGGCATTACAGCAAGGGATTAGCGGCATTGCTGGTGCGATGGATTCCTTTAAACTTTTGGCGGGCACTATTAAGACGCAGGTCGTTGTAGCTTTTACTACTTTGAGGGGCGCAATGATGGCGACGGGGATTGGCTTAATTACATCTGCTGTTGCTTTTTTGGTTACAAATTTTGATGCAGTTAAAAAGAAACTCGGGGAGCTTTTCCCGGCATTGAAAGGAACTGGGGATTTGATGGATCGTCTGAAGCAAATAGCGATGGGGGTCGGCAATGCTATTATGCAATTCTTAGCAGCTCCCGTATCTGCAATTGTTAAGATATTCCAAGGTGATTTTAAAGGTGCTATTGATGCTGTAAAAAATGGGGTTTCTTTTGTAAAGAACTTCAGGGAAGGCGAAAAGAAAGAGATTGAGTCGCAAGCGGCAGAAGCGGAAGCAGCAAGGCAAAAAGAATTAGAAAAACAAAAAGCTGCTAATGACAAAAAACTTGCTGAACAACGCAGGATAAATGAGGAATTAAGAAAAGAAAGGGAAGCTGCAGAAAAGCAATATAATGATTTTATAAAATCAGAAAACGAGAAAAGGCTTCTTTCCACTATGTCGCAAAATGAAAAGGAGCTATATGAATTAAGAAAAAAATTTCAAGCGCAATATGATGTCGCTAAAAAATATGGTTTTGATACAAAGCAGTTAAATGAGTTGCAATTCAAGGAAGGATTAGATTTAGTAAATAAATCAACTGCAGAAGATACAAAAGCAGTAATTGATGCAAATGCAAAAAAGTTAGGAGATTTTACTGCAATGGTTCCAAAAATGGCAACATTGCAAACTACACTAACGGCAAACCAACAAACAGAAGCTAATATAAGAAAAGGTATTGATGAAGAAGAATTGGCAGCAAAACAACAAATGGCAGATCAAACTGCTGGCATTTTAAATGGTTTGTCAAATGTATTAGGTGCACAAACAAAAGCTGGAAAGGCTGCTGCTATTGCTGCGATAGTTATTGAACAAGCTGCATCAATAAGTAGGGTTATTTCAAATACTGCGGCTGCAAATGCTAAGGCTGTTGCTGCATCACCATTAACAGGAGGTATGCCATTCGTAGCATTAAATACTGTTTCTGCTGCCGTAAGTATAGCAAGTTCAATAGCTAATGCGCGTAAATCAATACAACAAATAAATTCAAATAATCAAAATGTATCAGGAGGAGGTGGTGGCGGGGGCATTTCCACAGCCGCTCCTGTTGCACCTGCCTTAGCTCCTCAAGTGGAAGCAACGCAAGTTAACACCGCAGCGGTCAATCAAATGGGCAATCGTGCTGCAAGGGCTTATGTGCTCAATAGCGATATTCAGAATGAACAACAAAGAAATGCGTATATAGATAGGAACGCATCAATAGGAAACCCTTAATTTTACGATATGGATAAGAACTTACCGGTTTATAAATTAACGATTAACGAAGATATAGAAAGTCAAGTGGAAGTAGATGCGGTGGCGTTGGTTGACGTGCCCGCCATTGGTGAGGGCTTTTTTGCGTTTAGTGAGCAGGAGTTTCAATCTTATGACGATTACCCGAAAGCGGCAAGCGAAAATGCGAAGGTAGCTTTAAGATGGGCGGAGGAGAATGGATGGGGAAGCTGCGGCACTCCCGTTGGCAAACAAAGAGCTAATCAATTGGCAAAGGGTGAGCCGATCAGTAGGGATACAATTGCACGGATGGCTGCATTTGAAAGGCATAGGCAGAATAGTGATAAGCCTTTGGGGGATGGATGCGGGCGGTTGATGTGGCTTGCGTGGGGTGGTGATGAGGGTATCGAATGGGCGCAAAGAAAACTTGAGCAAATAGATCGTGAAAAGAAATTCAGCTTTGCAGTTATCAATGAGGAGGAGCGGGTTGTTGTCGGGCCCGCAATGATACCGGATAAGCCGATTTATCGTATCGATCCGGACGGCAAAGAATATTACGTTTACTTCCCGAAAGAGTCTATCAAGACGATTGCAGAAAAGTTTTATCGTAAAGGATTTCAGAACAACGGCAATGAGATGCACGATGGTGCAAAGCCTGTTGATATGGTGTTTTATATGTCTTGGATTGCAGACGATAGCAAAGGTATCCCTAAGATGAAGCAGTTTGAAAACCTGCCCGATGGCACTTGGTTTTTGGGTGCTAAGATAATGAGTGAAGATGCGTGGGCAAAAGTTAAGGACGGGACATTCAGAGGTTTCAGCGTGGAGGGTGAGTTTAATATGTCACCTATCCGGATGCGATCAAAAGAAGAGACTATCATTGATCAACTTAAAGAACTTTTAAAAGATGCCATCTAACGCGCAGCCGATACCTTTTGGCGTTTTAATAAAGCCTTTTTTGGATTTCGAGACTGTAGAGGGTTCATTTACTAATGATGAATTTTTTACGGTTAGCGTAATGCAGGATGACAATTTTATAGCTCCCCCTGTTGTTTATATTGATGGGTTATTGATAACTTACGATGTAAATGTAACGAGAAGATATTGTGAATATAACGGAGATACGCGAACTTTGTATATCAAAAACGGCATAGTCCAGTTAGGTGAGTATGTTCAAATCTTTTTATAACAATTTAAACCAAACAAATGAAAATCTTAGTCCTTACGCAATCGTTCAGCGGATGCGGGTATCATAGAATGATGCTGCCGGTATCATTGATGCAAAAAGAAAAAGCCCGCATCACGGATGTTTTCCCTGAAGAGTTTGATTACGACATTGTAAACATTAACAGGCTATGGCCGAAGGATGATATTTTTGAGCTTCGCAAAAAGCACGGTTTCAAATTGGTAGTTGACGTGGATGACTTTTGGATTCTCGACAACTATCATTTGGACTTTGATACATACAACGAGCATCTCATTGATACAAAAATCATAAAGCATTTAAAGGAGGCGGATCTGGTTACGTGCACTCACGAACGGTTGGCAGAAAAGGTTTACTATCATAATAAAAATGTCGAGATCCTACCTAATGCAATCGCTTATGGGCAGAACCAATTTACGAGCGAGCGCAATGAATCGGATTTGGTTAGGCTTTTTTGGGCGGGCGGAATATCGCACGAAGAGGATTTAAAAATATTAAGACCCGTGATGAAGCGGGTGCTCAATAGCGATTTAAAGGATAAGGTGAAAACGGTTTTGGGCGGTTATTCAGATAGCAATATAAGAGAGCAAACGATATGGAAAAAAATGGCATCCTATTTTACAGCGGATGCACTTTTGCCGAATATGGCTTATCGTGGGTTGCCGGTCTTTGAGTACTATAAAATGTATATGGAATCGGATATAAAACTTATCCCTTTGAGAAAAAGTACCTTCAACGGATATAAAAGTAATTTAAAAATACTTGAGGCGGCGGGCAAAGGTATTCCTGTAATTGTATCGAAAACAAACCCGTATTTAGGCTTCCCTGAAGATATAGTTTATTATGAGAACTGGGATAAGAATATTCGAGCACTCGTTGAAGATGCGGATCTTAGAAAAGAAAAAGGTCGCGCATTGTTTGAATATTGCTCTAAAAAATTTAACTTTGATGAAATCAATAATAAACGAAGAGAACTATTTTTGAGTTTGTTGACATAGATTGTAAGTTTAAAGTTTAGTGTTTACTCCCCTGTATTTTGATACGGGGGTTTTTATTTAAGTTGTTTATTATCAATGCTTTACAATATCAAAATATCCATAAATCTATATTCGTGTATTTAGCTTTATGAATCCCGTAGAATTACTCCAAAAAGTTAAGGCTCTGGTGTTTGAAGATCAAATGCCCGCCGATCAGTCTTTGGGTATGTATCCAAAAGACGAAGAAAAAAAGAAAGAATTTGGCGGTTACACTCTGAAGGATGGTACTGAGGTTTACATTGACAAGCTCGAAGTTGGTGGTGTTGTTACCATTGAGCAAGAGACAATGTCACCCGCTCCTGCAGGTGAGCACGAACTTGCTGATGGAACTGTAATCGTTGTTGGCGAGGGTGGTGTGATCTCTGAGATCAAACCCGCTCCAGCTCCTGAGATGGAACCAGAAGCCGCTCCGGTTGAAGCAGCCGTTTTACCCGCTCAAAACTTTGATGAAAAGTTTGCAGCTTACGATGCTAAATTCTCAGCTCTTGAGGAAGAGAACACAAACCTGAAAGCAGCGTTTGCAAAAGCTGATGAAGCGATTAAAGGTCTGTTTGAATTGGTTGAAAAGCTCGTAAAAGAGCCAACAACTGAGCCGAGCGAACCTGTAAAAAATGGCTTCAAATTCGGGAAACAAATCGATAATAAAGAAGAAAAATTACAATCACTTATTAACCTTTTTAAATAGTAAACAAAAATGGCATACAATGTAACGGGCTTAGCCGCATATACTAAGCAAAACGTAGATCTGCTGGTTAAGAACTCAGTTTTCGAAGCCAGAACACAAAAGGAAATCCTTGCATTAGGTAATGTTCGCGTAGGTGTTAAATCAAGCGAAGCAATCGGAAGAATGGATACTGATGTATTTTTTCAAGACGATAGCTCTTGCGGTTTTAATGCAAGCGGGACCACAACTTTTACGCAGCGCACACTTACCGTTGGTAAAGTGAAGGTGAACGAGATCCTTTGTGACAAAGACCTAGAGCCTTATTACACTCAGCAGGCTTTAAAGGCTGGTGGTGAATATAACTCTTTGACTTTCGCTGCTGATTACTCTGATCAAAAAGCTAAGAAAATAGCTGAAGCTCTTGAAGTAGCTTTGTGGACTGCTAACGCAACAGGTTCTGCAGGCACTAACGGCTTAGGTAATAAGTTCGATGGTATCAAAACTTTGATTACTGCTGCTGGCGGATCAGTTGTAAATGCAAATACTACCGGTTTTTATGGTACACCTGCAACAACTATCAACACTCCGACAATTGCTAAAAACGCTGTTTTAGCTCTGATCAAATCTTTACCTGCTAAAATTCAAGGTAAATCAGATGTTCGTATCTTCTGCGGATGGGGAACTTTCTCTTATTTGATTCAAGCTTATGTAGATCAAAACTTGTTCCACTATGCTCCTGATGCTAAATGGGATGATGATAACGCAGTGTTTACCGTACCGGGCACAAACTACAAAGTGATCCCTGTACACGGTTTGGATGCTGCAGATGCTGACGCTTGTTTGTATGCTTTCAGAATGAGTAATATCTTCTTGGGAACTGATCTTCTTGATGAAGAAAACAAATTCTGGATTCGTTGGTCTGAAGATGATGAAAACATCAAATTCACTGCCAGAATGAAGGTCGGAATTCAGTTCGCATTTGTAGACGAAATAAGCAAGTTCGAAGCGTAATCATAAATAACAGGGAGGTGTAAAAGCCTCCCTTCACTTATAAAATTTTAAATTAATAACCATGCCGTGTGCACTCACATCCGGATATACATTAGACTGTAAAGACAACAGTGGCGGTATATTAGAGGTTTACTTCATCGAAAGAGGTGCAGTAACTTCAATAGCCGAAGCCAGTGGAGTTGTTACGGGTCTTACAAAGGCATCCGGTAAAAGATTCTGGAAGTATGAACTTCCTAAAGAAACAGGATCATTGACAGAGAATATGACAGGTAACATTCAGAATGGCACCGTGTTTTATGCTTCTGAACTTAAGATCGTTGTAAACAAATTGAATGTTACAATAAGAAATGAGATCAAACTTTTGGCGCAAGCTACAATGATAGCAGTTGCAAAAGATAATAACGGAAAATATTGGCTGATCGGCAGAACGAGCGGTATCGATCTTACAACCGGCGTGCTCGGAACTGGTACTGCTTTCGGTGACAGATCAGGATTTGATCTGACATTCTCAGGAAGCGAGCCTGAGCCGATGCTCGAAGTAAACAGCACCGTTGCAAGTGCTCTTGAGACAGCCGGATAAAGTTTTGTTTGTTTGGTTTTGAATTGTTAGCCCTGCCCTTTTGGGCGGGGTTTCTTTTTATCGGTATTTATATTCGTATGCTTAAATTTGTAAAAGGAAGTACATCGACATTAATTTGCACCTTAACGGAAAAGCAAACCATTACGGATGCGAATTATTTGTTTGTATTTACAAGCAGGGCAACGAATGATCAGGTGAAATTCGTAAAGGTGAATGCCTTTGATATATCTACAAATAAGGAAAGATGGAACGAGTTTGCTATTGTGGTGAATGATTACTTTGCTAACTATCACGAAAGCTGGTGGAAGTACGAGATATATGAGCAAACGAGTAGCACGAATTTAAACCCTGCAGGCTTAGGCTTACTTGAAACCGGGTTAATGTTTTTAGACGATAATACAAATATGAGCTTCACGCAATATTCACAGGACGTAAAATTCACAATGTACGATGCATCCTAATATAAGTTTTATAAAATTTGCAGATGTAAAGCTGCCTGCAATGGTTGAGCTACCCGGCAAAGGGTATGTGCAATTTGGTGAGGATAATCTTTACCCTAACTTCTTACTTGAGAAGATCAACAAAAGCAGCAAGCATAATGGGATTGTGTTAGGGAAGGTGAATTACATTATCGGAAATGGTATATCCTATAAAAGCGGTCGAAAGAATATCACACCTAATAAGAACGAAACATTAAATGATTTTCTCAAAAAAGTATCGACAGACATTGAGATTTTTGGTGGTGTATATATTGAGCTTCATTATAACGCACTTGGTCAGGTCGGGGCAATGTATCATGTGCCTTATCAAAAGGTAAGGGCAAACAAAGATCAAACGCAATACTATGTAAAGGATTGGACGCAATCAGTAAGAGTGCATCCTGAGATCGTGGCGGCATATAACCCTGCGGTGAAGCAAGGCAAGCAGATTCTTTGCTATAAGGAATACAGACCGGGTTTGGATATTTACTCATATCCTAATTACATAGGGGCTCTGAACTGGATCGAGATTGACATTGAGTTAAGCAAATACCATTTGAGCACAATAAAGAATGGTATGTTCAGCAGCAAGTTGATAAACTTCAATGAGGGTAAACCTTCACCTGAGGAGCAGCAAGTTGTTGAGACTAAATTCAAAAAGAAATTTACGGGGAGCGAAAATGCGGGAGGTATTGTTTTATCATTTAGTGACGATCCTGCGAAAGCTCCTACGGTGCTGGACTTATCAAATACGGATTTAGATAAGCATTTTGATATACTCAATAAGACCGTAGAGCAGCAGATATTCGTTGGGCATCAAGTAACCTCTCCTATTTTATTTGGAATTAAGACCGAAGGTCAATTGGGTGGACGCACTGAGATCCGCGACAGCTTCGAAATCTTTAAGACCACTTATGTCAATGATAAACAAAGATCACTCGAAACATTATTTACTGAGATCAGCAAATTATGGGGCATTGAGGACGAAATGGTGATTGCTCCGATTGAGCCTATTGGATTTGAGTTTAGTGAGGCAACGATTAAAGAGGTTGCTCCGAAAGCGTGGATACTTGAGAAGATAGGTATTGATTTAACGAAATATCCAGAAGCACAAGCGGCTGTGCAACCTGCATCCGCTCCTGCACAATCTGAAATGCAGGTCAATGAGAATTTGAAAAACCTAACAGGGCGGCAATGGCAGGGGGTAAATCGTATCATTCGCAATTTCGAGAAAGGCAAAATAAATAAGGATCAGGCTAAGTTATTGCTTAAATCTTCACTTGGTTTATCGGATGATGAAATTAGCATAATGCTTTCTCTGGACAACGAAATGGAGTTTTCGGCTCAAGATCAGGATGAGCTGCTGCTTCACGAATTTGCCGCGCACGGTGAAAGCAAAGATCAGTTTAATGTGATCGCATCCCGCGCGCGGTTTAATTTTCAGGAAGAGCTTACGCAAGCGGAGGTGAATGTTTTGGACTTAATTAAAAAGGATAAAAGAATAACGCCTCAAGTCATTGGGAGGGCTTTAAAGATGCCTGTTGATGAGGTGGTGAGTATTATTGAGGGGCTTACAGAAAGCGGCATAATACTGGCTACAATTAGTAAGGTAGGGGTTGATGAAATCATAGAGCGTACTTTGCCAAAACCTTTGAGCGAAATTACAGATAGAACGCCGCGCACCTTAGAGCAAAGGATTATGTATAGTTATGAAGGTCCGCGCGACAACCGGAACAGGGATTTTTGCCGCAGGCTTTTGGATATGGATAAATTCTATTCGCGCTCCGATATTGAAACAATGAGCCAAAGGTTAGGTTATAGCGTTTGGGATCGCAGGGGCGGATGGTGGACTAAGCCAAACGGTGTGGCATCGCCTTCGTGCCGGCATAGATGGGTACAAAATTTCGTAGTTCGTAAAAAATAAAGAATGAAAGATATTTTATTTATAAGCCCTGAGAATATTTATGAGCGGACGCAAATCCACTCAAACATAGATAGCAAAATGATCGTTCCTGAAATAAAGGTTTGTCAAGATATGTACATATTGCCTTTATTAGGATCTGGACTTTATGAGCGTTTGCAGGATGGGATCGACAATAACAACCTGACAGCAGATGAAGTTACTTTGCTAAAAAGCTATGTTAGGGATTGCCTTATTTATTACGTTGTAGCGGAGCTTACAGATACTTTAACGCATCAGTATTGGAATAAGGGCGTTCTTAAAAAGACGAATGAGGGGAGCGAAAATGTATCAATGAGTGAGCTTATTGATCTGAAAAACAAATTCAAAAGCCGCGCTGAATTTTACGGACAACGCCTCGCAAAGTATTTAATTGAGGAGAGCAATAACGCGAAGTTCCCCTTGTATATCAATCCGGGGGATCGTGCGGATACGATAGTGCCTAAGAGAGATGCCTATTTTCCGGGTGTTTATTTAGGGATGCCTTACGATGAATTCAAGAATTGCGAAGATTGTCAAAAACCATTCAAAAATGTATAGTAAAAAGACTATCAAAAAGTTAAAAGATTATTTTGCAAAGCATGACAAGAAACCAAATAGCGATAAAGCTCAAAAACATAGCGGCAAGCCATCGTCAGGTAAGGACGGCAAAGGTGGTCAATCCTGACTACTTTCTGCATAATGAGGTGAAGGACGTGACTTACCCTGCGGTGTTTATGACAATGGGTAATAGCTCAACGGAGGGTAAGATAAAGACGCACACGGTGCAGGTAACGGTTGCGGATATTGTTTTGCATACTACTGAGATGGAAGTGCAGAGCGATATGGAGCAGGTTGCCAATGATTTGGTAGGTCAGATAGGATGGGATAAGCAGCCGTGGAGGTTTACGCGCAGCACTACCTTCGAGTTTTTTGAGGATAGGTTTGAGGATATTGTGGCGGGGGTTACATTTAGCATTGATCTTGAAGTGCCCTTTCTTTATGATGTGTGCGACCTTCCGAGTAACTATGAGCTGCCCGATCACGAAATAACAATAAATGAAAGTAGAATGACAAAAGTAATAGATTTTATTGTCGGATCAGGGCAGCCTATGGAGCAGGATGATACGACATATCAAAATAATGCCTTGACTGTGCCGCCTTTGGTATTTATAGATGGGTTGATTTTAACCTATCAGGTGCGATCAGATAGACGTTATATTTCACACAATGCATCAACAAAAACAATCACAATTAATAACGGAGGGGCTAATGATGGCGAAAATATACAAATTTATATTTAGTATTTTATTGGTATGCTTTGCTGCGGTCGGCAAGGCACAAACTATTGACGGGAAACTTTACACCCCTTTCAATAATTATTATCAATGGATAGGGGGCAAATTCAATAGTAATTTAAACATCCCTAAGATTACGGCAACTACAGGGCGCGATACAGGCGGCATCCGTTATAATCTTATAGACAGCTCTGTTTACGTTTGGACTGGAAGTCAATGGCGGCAGGTTGGTGGTGGTGCAACGCCAACACTTCAGCAGGTTACAACGGCAGGCAAAACTACATCTGATAGCATAATGTTTTCAGGTGGCTTAGGTGAATATTCAAAATTAGGTTACACTTCAGGCGGACCCACTGGTGGTCGCGTTGGCTTTATAAATTTAGGCAGTAATTTTGCATCAACATATACAAAGATAAACGCTCAAAATATTGAGCACAGAGTTTGGTCAGGCGTTCGTACAAATACTTTCCCGGATACGAGTGGCAACTTAGCCGTAGGGGTTCGGGTAAACGGGACAACCACACTATCATCTCAAAACGGTATTGTTGATATTGGCAATACAGACACGGCAACCGTTGTAAAAGCATACGTCACCAATGCCGAAGCGGTTACGATCACAAAGGGGCAAGTGGTTTATATCTTTGGTGCAAGTGGTGACAGGGCAGCGGTTAAATTAGCAAAGAATACAAGCGATACGTTTAGCAGTAAAACTTTGGGAATAGTGAGGGCAGATATTGCAGCCGGACAGGCGGGATGGGTTACAACGCAGGGGCAGGTGAGTGGTATTAATTTAGGGGCATATAGTCCGGGGGATATTCTTTGGCTTGATAGCGTGGCGGGTGGGTTTACAAAGGTTAAACCTGAAGCCCCTTATCATTCGGTATTTGTGGGGGTAGTTGAAAGAGCGAACGCTGGCAATGGTTTGATATATGTCAAGCCGCAAAATGGTGTTGAAATGAATGAGATACACGATGTGAAGTTTACAAGCCTTGCAAATAATCAGGTGCTTGCCTATACATCAGCAACACAACTTTGGGAGAATAAAAGCGTTGCAACTGCTTTGGGATATACTCCTTTAAATGTTACCGATACGGCTGCGATGCTTTCACCTTATTTAAGGTCAAACGTTGCCGCTGCGACTTATCAACTTATTTTAGATACTATCCCATTGGCAGTATTCGGTGCGGGTAGTGGTGCGGCTGGGGATACGGCTGCCTTTACCACATCGGCGGTGTATGGTAGCTTTTACAATGCAGGGAGCGATACTTTAATAATTACACAAATGAGAGCAGGGGTGTTGGGTACTTCGCCAAGTATTACAACAGAAGTATATTGGAACGATAGCTTAAATGTAACAGCAGGTGCAACGATACTTGTAACAGGCGGCACATCGGTAACGGGTACAATCGGAGCGACAAACGTAACATCATTCACAAATAATAAGATACCGCCGAATGTATGGGTATTTGTACGTACAAGTGCGGTGGCTACAAAGCCGACATATTTCACATTAACATTACTCGGATATAGAAAACGCCAATGAGATATATTTTAATCATATTAGTTTTTCTTTCGGTAGGTGCTAATGCGCAAATGGTTATTAAGGCGCACGCGAATTATGTGCCGTTTGCACCTTTGATAGGGGATTTATTATTGGATAGTTTTCCTAATTCCGCTGCTGCTTATTCTTTAAGAAAATTAGATAAAGATTATGCAGGTGCAGCGATAAGAGTTAGAAAAGATACAACCGGACAACCTGAGAGCGATATAGGGTTTCTTTCAAGCGGACAACTTGATACAGTAAATCTTAAAAGTTTTTTGAATGCCCGCAGTGGCTTTGTTGTAAAATGGTACTCGCAGGGTGATTCGACAAGCGTAGATTTTGAGCAAAGTACACAAGCGAATCAGCCGAGAATTGCCCTTAATGGTGTAATAGATAGAGATAATGGTAAGCCTTGCGTAGTATTTGATGGCAGCAATGATTTTTTAGAAGCTTTAAACAGCACATCTAAATTTAATTATTTGCATAATGGAAATTCATCTTTAATGTCCTTTGTTTTGAATATGGGTAATAGTTCGAATCCAAATGCTGTATATCAAATTCTTTCAAGTAAATCAATAGTAGTAGGAAGAGGTTTTGAACTACAATATAGAGATAGAACGGCATCTTCTGAGAATAATCAATACGCTTGTTTGATAGGTAATGCGGCAGCTCAAATAGTATCAAATTTACAAAATGACAGGATTACCCCAAATGCTCAAGGATTAATAACAATAATAAATGATGCTGATAATGCAACGGCTGCCAATAGGAATATAGCATATTTTAATAATGCAAATGAAACAAAAAATAATACATTGACAGGTGCAATAAGTACAGGTAATGCGGCGGCTAATATGAATTTAGGAAGGCGAAGCGATAATCTTTTCCAGGCTGTTATGAAGGCTCAAGAGATTATATTTTGGTCAGTAGATAGGAGCGCGGATCGAACTACAATACAAACAAATATAAACACCTATTATGGCATCTATTAAATATATATTCATTTTATTATTTATATTTTCCTCACTTACAATGAACGCACAATACATTAAAGTTTTACCCCAAGCAGGACTAACAAGCGAACAGAGGGCAATCGCAATAAGCCGTGAACTATTCCGCATTCAGCGACCGATTAACCAACAAAGTGATGCTACTTTGTATTTATTCGGATGGATTAAGCACCCGACAAAAGATCCTAATTATATTGATACCGTAAATGCAGCATTGCAGATTTATACAAATCAGGTTATTTATGTGCATCCGGACAATGATTTGACTAACCTTATTGCTTTGTTTCCTGAGTTAAGCCAAGCGGAAAAGGATGGGTTGGCAGCGTTTATTGAAAGTCAGCAAATGTTTTTATTTAAATATATCATTCCGAGCGATGTAACGGTATTTACTGAGGCTGAAATGAAATCGGCGGGGTGGCTTCCTGAACCTGAAGAATTATGAGAGGGTTGATTTTATTAATAGTGGCTTTGATCTTATCGGTAATCCTTATGCCGATCGGGTTTGTGTTTCAGATAGTAGTGACTTTGTTTCGTGCAATAGATACTTATCTTTTTCACATAGCGAAGTCAATAGATCAGCACGGGAACGTGGTTTGTGCGGAATTGTTTAACCTGACATTAATAAAGCGGAAGGGTTATAAGTTCGGGGATATGGATAAGACGATTAGCTACGTTTTAGGCGTAAATGCAGAAAAAAAGACTTTGACGTATTTAGGTAGGAAGGTGGGTAATTTATTAAATACTATTGAAAAAGATCATCTTATTAAAGCGGTGAATTATGAGCGCAAAGATTGAGGTAATAAGCATTTGGATGTTAAGCATTATCGCATTTATAACACAAAATAATGTGATGTTTACGCTAACGGTTATTGGTAATATCGTATGGATTGTAAGAAACCTACCGGGAGCTTGTAAAAATATCAAAGAATATAAAAATAGAATCTATGCCAGAATGGTTAAAAAGACTAACGAAAACTGATATTCGTAACAGCCTTGCGATCATTATCGTATTGGGCTGCTTTACACTTATGTATCTGCTTCAGGTTAAGCCTATCCCTGCAGAAAACCACGACATTGTTAATATAGTTGCTGGGTTCATCTTCGGCGGCGCGTTGGCGGGTGTTGTAGGGTTTTATTTCGGAGCTACAAAAACTGATAAAAAGCAAGACAATGGAGAGGGATAAGGAAATGCACTTTTGGGCGGGCGTTTTTGTTAGCATCGCCGCTCTTATTTTTTTTAAAGCTATTGAGATAAAATACTGTTGGCTTTGGGTGCTTACGTCTGTTATTACCATCGCAATAGGTAAGGAAGTAAAAGACTTAATGGACTATGGCAAGTTTGATTACCGGGATGCGGTTTATACAATCGCGGGCGGAATGGTTGGTTTTTTACTTTCATTCTTTTAATATGGGCAAATATTTGGTTTTTTTACTCTTATTGGTATCCTGCGCCAACCCGAAAAAATTGCATCGAATGATGGACAATTTACCGGAGGCTACAGCTAAAGAATGCGCAGATAGGTTTCCAATAAAGGAAACTGTTGAAACTGTCACTATTGTTGATTCAGCTTTGTTAAGACAATATGAGATTGAGTTTCAATATATGGCTCAAATGATAGATAGTTTATTGATCGAGAGCTGCGATACGGTTTATAAAGACAAGATAATTGAGATTATCAAAAATATACCCGGCAAGCCACAGGTGCGGCAAATAACTAAGATTCAAGAGAATACGGCGAAGCAACAAGTAATACTTGATAGTTGCCAAAAAGTGTCAAGTTTATTGTATAAAAAACTGGACATTTGTGACAAAAAAACGAACGAATTAGTGGTGAAATGTGACAGATATAGGAGGGAAAGGAATCAATATTTATGGCTACTGATAGCATTGATTATTTTCAGTTTCAGGAGAAAGGTCGGTCAATTACTAAAAATTATTTAATATGTATAAATTAGCACCATTTGCTGATAATTATGATATGTGGATTGCGCTTGCAATTTGCTATCTTCCTATTATTGCGCTTCTCGTAATGGCTTATAAAGCATCTAAGACCGGAAGCCTTGTAAAAAAGCAGATTAACCAGAAGGGACATTATGAGTGGGTGAAGTCTGATATTAACGTACCGTTTGTTAAAACAGGATGGTTTCAGTTTGCTATCGTTTGGTTTATCCTCGGTAGTATTTTCTTTTGGCTTATCTTATGGCCTGATCACAATGATATATGGCTTTCAAAATGATATTTATCTATCCTATATCTGCCGCTATTGTTTGCGCTGTTATTGAATGGATACGCATAAGCATAGCGCACGGGCAAAAGACGAATATCAACAAAGTGTGGACATATACTATAGGGGCTTTGTTTTTCGGAATATCCCTTGCATTTAGTTTAGATTATTATGATAATTCAGAGTTCTTTAAAATAGTCAGTTATGGTATCTATTATGCAGCCTGCAGGGGTGTGGTTTATGATCCGCTGCTGAACGTGTTACGAGACCTTGCCGTTGACTACAAATCAAAATCAACCAATAGCGTAATAGATAGATATTTGAATATTAACTTTTATTTGCTTAGATTTATTTATTTATTAATAGCTGCAGGATCAGCATATATTTATTCAAGTTATGAATAGAGGTATTGCAATAATAAGAAAATATGAAGGTTTAAAACTTCGCGCGTATATCTGCCCCGCCGGGTTGAACACCATAGGATACGGCGCGACTTTCTATATGAACGGAACGAAAGTGATGCCCGGAGATGTTATTACAATAGATCACGCGGACAAGCTGCTTCACTTTCAGGTAAAGTTATTCGCTGACGAAGTGAAGCGCGTTGTAAAGTCAAACATTAACGAAAACCAATTAGGGGCACTTGTATCGTTTTGTTTTAATGTAGGAGGTGCTGCTTTTGGTAAATCAACACTATGTCGCAAAGTAAATGCAGATCCTAATGACCCTACCATTCGTGCTGAGTTTATGAGATGGACGCGCGGCGGTGGCAAAGTTCTTCCCGGACTTGTAAAGCGCAGGGAAGAGGAGGCAAATCTTTATTATGCAGCAGTTCAATAAAGCTAATTTAGCACGCGAATATCGTACTAAGTATGGGATGAAAATTCCCACGCTTGCGCTTGCAAGGATTATGTATAATGAGAATAAAGAGGTATTTAAAGATGCTGAAGATGCAAGGACAAAGCTTAGATATGTGGAAGGCAAATATGGAGATATACAAAAAAAAGCATTAGGTACAAAAAATCAATTCGTTATGGATGAACACCGCCCACGCAACCCATACAAGCTACCAGAATCAGACGAAACGAAATACGAACCTTATTATATCAAAGCAAAAAAGTTAGCGGTCTTATCAGATGTGCACATACCTTATCATTCTCTTCCTGCTTGTAACTGCACCCTTGACAAAATATCTATTGAGAAACCGGACGCGATCTTACTAAATGGGGATTTCATTGACTTCTACGGATTAAGCCGTTTTATGAAGGATCCGCGTAAAAGATCAGTGGCTCACGAATTAGAGGCGGCGCGCCAGTTCCTCGATGTGCTTGCAACCTTCGGGGCAAAGATTTATTTTAAGTTAGGCAACCACGAAGAGCGA